GATATATATATTATTATTATTATCAACTGCCATGGTTGGTATATCATATGTTGGTACAGTTTTTAGTTTTAATAATACCAAATAAAAAAATGGAAATCGTCGTTGTATTTGATGTTTAGCACTTTGTAAACGTAATTCAAATTTTTGAAAATCTTCATCAGACATTTTTATGTGTGCATTTGTATCATCAGTTGATTCTGTAATATGGTCACAATATTGTCGGAACGTTAAAAACATATATATCTATTTATGTATATAATTAAAATAATAACACACCGTAATATTAAATTTGATAGTATTTGCTTGATTAAATCTATAGAAAAAGAAACACTCTCGATTTCTCGAGAGTGTTCTTTGATTGGTTTTGTTCTAATTGCTTAGAAATAAACGCTTTGATTACCCGGGGTAAACGCAGTACCGAGACCCTGAACGAGAACTACGTGATAATATAGGTTTGCACCAAAGATATTATCAACGACTCCATACCGGGTCAAGAGACCCACGCGTGGAGCGAAATCGTTAGGACCAATAGTCCGCTGAACCATTACTGGAATGTATGGGCAGTAGATAATACCCGTATCATAGAACTCTGTGCCTTTGAAGCCTAAGAGAGCGTACTCAATACTTGGTGATGGTGGGTTAGTGTAGCCATTGCTACCATAAACACCTGTATTTTGTACTTCTGTACGTGTATCACGGTAAACGTTAAAACGACCACCCAAGCTACCTACCTTAGCAACGCCCGTAGGCTGAGTATTGACTGAACCCTGGACTGTTACCCACTGAAATTCAGGGAGCATTTCCAAGATAGCGCAAACGCGAGGAGTTGCAACAATGAAGTTGGCAGCGCCACGGCGGTTACGTACGGCAATACGGTTTGCTTCGATAATAAGCTTCTGGTAGAAGTCACGATTACGTTCTACTAACCAACGACCGTCAGCTGATGCTGGACTCCATGTAGAGTACCCAACACCGGCATTGCCATTGAGAGCGGACTGGATCATGCGAAGAACCATTTCACGGTCGATCTCTGCCTGGATCTCGTACGCCATAGCGTTCGTGATTTCAGCATCGATATCGATACCATTCATGTTCTTCAAATCCTGCTCCAACTCAACGGACCAGCGTGCGCCAAGACGACGAGTACCAGCCTCAACGGCTGTTTTCTCGAAGCTTACTTCAACTGTCGGAATATTAGAGTTGATTTCGAAATTCTTGAGAATTTCTGCAACACCTTTATCCTGATCAGCAAAGCTCCATGCACTGTTACCAGTTAATGAAGTAGAGCTAGTACCTGTGTATCGTGTATCAAGGAATTGATAACCGAGTTCATTGGATGTCTGACCATACTGTGTATGACCAGTACCACCGCCGGGAGCTGCATCTGCACCACCATTACCAAGTGCAGTTGTGCTGTACTTGTAACGGAGAGCGAACGCAAGTCCTACAGGACCGCTCATTGGCTGGACGCCAACGATTTCGTTAGTAATAAGTTCAGGGAATGTACGACGAATCATCGGAATCAAAATCTTCGGCAAACGAGCATCATTAGTAGCATAAGAGTCAGTTGATGAGATACTTCCGGGAGGACTATATTGCCCACCAGCAGCACTACCAAAAGCGCCGTTGGCGCTTTGACCTGCTGTATTCCCTTCACGCAAGCAATATGCTTCTTGGTTCTCAAGTAACATTGCTGTATTTAGGCGAGTGTTTTCGTTTTCGATTGGAGCCACATTTTTCGAAGAGTAATCCAATACTGGACCCCATTTTTCGAGAAGTTGTGACGCACGATTTTGATCAATATAAGACTGTGAAGGCTTAATTTGTTTCATAATTTGTGTATTTTTCCTTTCTTTATTATAATGTCATAAATTTATTATGACGTTCAGATATACGGTATGTATATCTCTACCTTAAATTGGTTAAATTAAATTTTTAATAACGTTGTAATTCGCCAAGATATGAATTTAGATTAGGATCAGAATTTTCATTAATTGTTTGATCAATTTCTGTATATTCTTCAGTAATCACATCATCTGTGGCTATACGACTATCAAAAGCTTCATCTTTAAGGGTATCGAGACGCTCTTCATCCTTTTTATCAAAAAGGCTAAGTGTATAATCGATATTCTCGGTAATAAACTTAGGAGATTTTCCAGCAAGAACGCGTTTTGCGTATGCTTTCTTCTTCTCAGGAAGTAAAGCAGTCTTTTGTTCTAATATAAGATTCGCTTGCGTAGTAGCCAAGCTTTCTTTAAGAACAGCAAGTTGCTGCTTAGTGGTCTCAAGCTCTTTGTGAGCTTCATCTATTTGGGTTTTGCCATCAAGAATACCTTCCTTGATAGACTCACTCATTAATGCAGAATCAACTGCAAGTGATTCACGTAAACTTTTTAATATAATACGTGCTTTTTTGTTTTGTACTGCAGCATTTACTGCATCCTGCGGAATAACATCATTAAGATATGTTTCTAAATAAATCGAAACATCACTAACTAATTTTTCCTGCAAATTTTTAGCATCTTCTGTAAGAGCTTTACCATAACGTTTGATAACGGATTTTAATTTTACTGTATTATTATGGTCAATAGCTTCAACAACATTAACCAATTTCTTTGTATGGTCATCATCAATAGCAACTAACAATTCTTTCAATTTATCAGTATAGTCAGTATCTTGTTTATCCAAAGCGGATTCAACATTAAGTTGAACTTTTGTATCAACAGCTTCATTAAAAGCGGTTTCAATTTGATTAAGTGACTCACCGGTTAACATACCTTTAGTTGCTTCTTTCAATAATGGTTTAATGTCTTGTATCATACTTTAAAATGGTTTTACTGTTTTGATGGCTTTTGAGATTCTGGCTTTTACTTTCTCGTTTACCACCTGTGTTAAATATTTATGCGCCCCGTTGTAATTATTTTCGGTTAAGCACTTTAAAAAGTTGAGAATCGCGCGTTTTTGATTCATATTATAGTTATTTATATTCTCCCCTTGATTTTATTTATGAAATTTAATACACTTTCTAATAAAAAGTTTTCTACATCTTTTTTTGGTAAGTTGCTAACCGTATTTTCAAACTGGTTATATATTTCTTCAAACTTGTTAGAATCATTACAAACCCATTGTTTTGATTCTAAAATACCATTCACAAATGCTTTTGGAAAAGAAGGATCAGCTACACAGTCAATAGCAACTAAACGCATATTTTGTACACGATTACATCCACTACCTTCAACTAATTGTCCAAGCGCTCTTGAACTCATACCGACTTTGACACCATCGTTAATTAAAGAACGAACAATTTGTCCACATGGAGTTGTTAATACTTTACTTTTACCGTAAAATGTGTTACCTTCTTGGACAATTTCCGTTACCATGTGACATGCACGTTCTAAATCAACTTCTGCATTAGTTGGGTGATTTAGCTCACCCATTGCACGGTTGTTGTTGATCATTTCAGATCTGTACCTCTCAACTTCCCTTGTTAGTTCAGATAACGGGTATGAACGATTATTACGATTCTTCTCTTCAGCCCGCATATATGGACCTTTGATATATAATGTTGAAGGGGATTGACGATCTTTTTCCTCTAATATGTATTCAAATTGCTCTTCAGGAGCAGGTTTTTCTACTATCAGTTTTAGTAACATATTAAATTATTTATATGACACTGGTGCGCTTTTTTTAAAAACCGGTGTATTTGATTGTATTAATTATAAATACTATTGATAAATGAAAAGTAAAGATCAACTTATTCTTGAAAATATATACATTACGGCTATCCTTAATGAAGATAATCTTTTGAATCCGGATGAGTTGATTGATTTTTTAGTGAACTGGAACCACCTCGATGACAAGAATGAGTTATCAAATGATGAAAGGAATTTATTCAAAAAATGGGTAAGTAGGGACATTAAACGAAAGGTAGCTGCTGAAACAACTTGTTTTAGACACTACAACAAACGAATGGGTGGACCTAAATGGTATAGTTCAGTCAAAGATGGTAAGATATTCAAAATACCTGTTCAAACTATAGATGAGGGAGATTACGTAACATATACTC